AATCTAGTAATTCAAATAATAATAAAAGTAAAAGTAAAAGTAAAATACTTAATCAATTTTTTAAAATAAATGAACCGATCATTCAAGAAAATAAACATGAGATAGGTAATAATATTGTTCAAAAATATCTTTCCAACATTGACGATATGTTTTTAGACATGAATGCATATATATATCCTACTGATATTTGTAAATATTGTCATAAAGGTGAATTATTACCTTTAGAAGATGAAGGTGTACTTATGTGCAATGCATGTTATAGATATATACCTTATTTAATAGAAAATGAAAAACCATCTTATAAAGAACCTCCTAAAGAAGTCTGTTTTTATGCTTATAAAAGAATCAACCATTTTAAAGAAATATTATCTCAATTTCAAGGTAAAGAAACAACACAAATACCTCACGACGTTATTGAAAATATCAAATTACAAATTAAAAAGGAACGAATTGAGTTAAGTGAAATTACAAATATTAAAACCAAGGAAATTTTAAAAAAATTGGGTTACAATAAATATTATGAACATATACCATTTATAAAAAATAAATTAGGGATTAAACCTCCTATAATGTCTAGTGAATTAGAAGAAACATTGTGTAATTTATTTATTGAATTACAATCACCTTATTCAAAATTTTGTCCAGATGATAGAGTCAATTTTTTGAATTATTATTATACAGCATATAAATTATGTGAGTTATTAGGTGAAACACAATATTTAGATCATTTTCCAATGTTAAAAGATAAAGAAAAACGAGTTGAACAAGATAATATTTGGAAAAAGATATGTGGAGAATTAAACTGGGAGTTTATACCTACCATCTAATTCCACCTTTTCCACCTTTTCCACCTTTTCCACCTTTAGAAAAGGTGGAGCCAAATCTATATTTAAAATATATAAGAAATTGTGCGAAGCTTTTGGCTCAACCTTTCCCAAAGGTTGAATAAGGAAATAACTTCAATAAATTCGTATTATAAATTGAAAAATTTGGATCAGGACAATTGCCACCAAAATTTCCTCCTCTTAAGTTGTTATGTTTTCTAGAATGTCTCTTTCTGTAGATTTTTTTTGACATTCTTCTTTTACTAGTATTGCTTTTCTTTTTGTACATTGTACTTCTTCTTATGGTTTTACGCATAATTATAATATTACTTGATATATTATAATTATTTAATTTAATTTACCTTTTAGAAAACCACTTTTCAAAAAGTGGTGCAAATTTACCTTTTGGAAAAAGGTAAAACCAAAAATTATGGGTTTGGCTCCACCTTTTCTAAAGGTTGTTTTGGCTCCACCTTTTCTAAAGGTGGATTAGAATCCACCTGGGAATCTTACCAAGTTAGCACCGATACCGAAACCAGCACCTGAACGTGCAGTTACTCCCATACTAGGAATATATGTATCAAGAATACTAAATGTAGCAGCAGCAGTTAAAGCAATTAGAATGATTTCTTCAATATTTAAAGAACGTTTTGGAATGGCAAAAGCTGCAATAGCTACCATTAAACCTTCTACTAAATACTTAATGATTCTTTTAACTAATTCACCGACGTTTATTAATCCAGTCATTATATTAAATAAAAAGAAAAAAATATATTTGAAATATTAAAACTTAAAGTTTACTAAATATTATAAATTAAATGAATAGCAAAAATTCTAAGGGGAAGAAAAAGGATTCTTCAAATCCAACAACAAACAAGAGTGGTTTTGAGAGAAAGATTGATAGTCAAAATAATACTAATAGTAAATATGTTGATCTTTTAGAAGAAGATAAACCTATTGCAGGTCAAAAATTTGCTTGTATTTCATTTGTTTCGCCTGAAAAAATTATCAAACAAAAAGAAATGTTTTTTTTTGAGGAATTTCTAAAGAAATGGGATATCAATAAATCAATGGAAAAATTTGTTCAATTTTTGAACTTCGTCTCATATAAGTATCATTTATCATTTGACGATATATCCAATGATTTTAAAGAGTTCGTAAAAGAAGAAAAGGAAGAGTTGGCTAAATCATCCATGGAAGACGACTACAAGACCTTTTTAGATAACAATGAAGAAGAATTAGATAAATTATTTGGAATGACTTGTAATTTCCAAACAACTACAAGAGGGATTAAAATTAGAGGAGTTTACCCAACCATGGAAGAAGCAGAAATAAGATGCAAATTATTAAGAGAAGTAGATCCAAACCATGATGTGTTTGTTGGTCCAGTTGGATTATGGATGCCATGGGATCCTGAAGCTTACAAAACGGGTCGTGTTGAATACATGGAAGAAGAATTGAATCAATTAATGCATGAAAAACAAAAGAATGAGGCCAACGCTAAACAAAATTTTGAGCAAAGAGTCAAAGAAACTAAACAAAAAGCAATTGAGGAAAATATGAAAAAAGCCGAGAAGAGTGGAAACACATTGACCCAAAATATTGACGATGAAGGAAATCTTGTTGGTATTAATAATATGAGTACAAATAGTAATAACAATGGATCAATAACAGCAGCAGATATTCGCGCAGAATTATTTGAAGGTGAAAATATAGTTGTTGGTAAAAGCGATTATGGACAAAGTGAATTAGTTAGCGGACCCTTTGCTTTAAAAAAAAATGCAGATAGTATGGAGAACGTGGATTAAATTAAAAGATATATAATACATTTTTAATATAAATATATTCTTCATAATATATTTATAAATATATAAGTGAATAGTATGAAAATTGGTGTTGCTATTCCAGCTTACATTGGTCACATTGATAGTTTATTTAGATTACTTGATTCAATTCAAAACCAAACACGTATTCCTGACAAAGTTGTCGTGAGTTGTTCATCAACAAAAGATATAGAGTTTGATTCACATTTTGAGAAAATTAACAATTATTCTTTTCCTTTAAAAATAATTACTAGTGACGAAAAAAAAAGTGCTGCACAAAATCGTAATATAGCCGGTTCAATATTGACAGATGTAGATTATATAACTTTCATAGATGCAGATGATATAATGCATCCACAAAGAATAGAAATATTATTGAATGTCTTTCAAGAAAATGATTGTGACATTATTTTACATAATTATTATAATAATATAATTTTTGAAAATATTTGTTTTCAAAAGATAGAATCTAACGAACTTGATGTAAGAATAAATTCTTTAGAACAATGTTTTTCCGGTTGTATTAAGCATAAAATATATTATAATGATAATGAAAAGATACACCACGGTCATGCTTCACTGAAACAATCTATTTTTACCAATGTCAAGTTTCCAGAAGAACCCGAATTTTATAGAAAAGAAGATTGTATATTTTGTTACATAGTATTTAGTTTACCAAATATTAAAAATGCATATATACCAAATGAATTAACATATTATAATCCTTCAAATACTCAAATATTATACTTTTAAACAAGGTGTTTCATTTAATCCAATCGTAATAGGATATTTAATAAAACAATAATCCCGCCATGTAGTATGAAAATTATTGTTTAATTCACACCATTCAAAAAAGAATTTGCCACTTGATATTTTTAATGGAAATTCTTTCCATAATTTATATTTAAAATGGAACATTAAATTCATTATACCCATTTCATTCGTTTTACATAAAGTATATTTATTCATAGCATCTATTAATTGTTGTTTACTACATATTTTTAAAATACTTGTATCATACACCCACATACAATTTAACATGTGATGTGAATCAAATATTTCATCCCCAAAATCAGTTTTAATAAGATCTATTTTTTCTTCATTATCAAAGCTCAACTGATATCTAAAAATTTGGTCGCTTCTAAAATTTGGAGAAGCATCGTTTTGGGCTAAAATGCAGTTATGATACTCAAGATCTAATAAATATTTAACATCATCTAATACACGTATTCCTGCATCTAAAAATACAACTCGTTCCCATTGTAAAAAATAATCATCAAAAACATGTAATTTCTCCCATTGGTTCAACTTATTTATTTCTCTTTTATCACTATTAGAAAATCCATTTGGACCAATTTCATTCAAAAGATGTGTTTTGTCTATTAACGGAAATTTCTTTTCAATAATATTTTGAGTTAATTTATAATGATCTTCCAAGTCAAAATCAATTGTGATCATTACAATTTCTCCATGCCAATTGCCAATTGTTTTAAGATCATTTATTGTTACAATTGATTTATATAAATATGCATTGTCTGTTACTAAAACAAAAACTGTGTTTTTTTCATTGGTGATGTTCTCCATATAATAAATATTAAAACTACTATTTATATTTATTATATTTTAAAAAATATTTTGATTTATATATTATTTTATTTACTGCTTACCATTTCGTTTTCTTAACATTAATTTTTTGACCATTACCTCTTTTTTTATTAGCATTTGGGTCATATTTTTCATCTTCATCATCTGAATTATAATTTTTAGATAATTCCCAAAATTCCTTTGAACCTAATCTAAAGTCATTATGATTCTCAGCTTTATACCAAAAAACTTGGTCTTGTAATTTATTAGATTTAACATTATTATTTATCACTAAACACTCATAGTTTTCTGTACATTGATCCATAACTTGACAAAAAGATTCAAATGTAGGAAACATACCTGCATAGTTATCATATATACGCCGTCTATTTGCAATGTAATTCTCTCTTAGAATGAAAACATAATCTATATTAGTACGAAGTGTTGGTGGAATACCAAGCGGATATTGCATAGTTATTACTAACATGATTTTCCAATGACGTCCATTCATAAACAAAAGACGCATCATTTTATCACGAGACCAAGTATTATCATAAAGACAATCATCTAAAATAACAAAAGCACGAGGATCAATAGTTGTTCGTTTATATGTTTCTATTTCTTTTTTAATTTGTTTTAAAACTGTTCTTTGTCTTTTCAATATATTTTCTATGATAGCAGTATTGTATTCATTATGTATAAACAATCTAGGGACCATCTTACCATAAAACCCATTACCTTCTTCAGTTCCTGAAATAACAGTTCCAATAGGAATATCTTGTTGATAATACAATAAATCTCTTACTAAAAAACTTTTGCCTGTATCACGTTTTCCTATTAAAACAATTACAGGACCTTTTGATTCATTTGATTTAAAACTAATATTTTTCATATCAAATTTTTTTAATTCTAAAGACATTTTTATTAAATTTAGAAAAATTAATTTGCTTATTTATACGAATTCAAATAAGTTAAAAATTCATATTATTTATATATTAATTACCTAATAATATGAATATGACATCTGTAATTAACAATGATAATAATATTAATTATCAAAAAAGAAAAAATATAGACTTGTTCAAAACTTTAGAAAAACCTGAGACATTGTTTCTCTCTAAAACACAAAATTATATACCTATTTATAATAGATTTTTCTCACTAAATAATTCTAATTATAACAGTATAAACTTAAATCACAAATGGTTTTTGTACAATATTAAAAAAAGTATTCATAATAATAGTTGTACAAAAAATTTGTTTCAATGTCGTATAAAAAATATAGAAAATGAGGAAATAAAAACCGAAAATATATTCATTAAATTGGCACCATTATTGGATCCTTATAAATATTTAGTTGGTAAATATACAAATATTTGTGATGAAAAATTATATAATTTACCTAATTTAGATAATAATGACAATTATAATTGTCATACCAAAATATTGGATATGAACAATTCTGCATATATAGATGGTTTTTTTGTTTGCTTAACAAGTATTTTAAAAAATAAATATCAATTTTATCATGGATTAGAATATTATGGTTCATTTCTTTCTATCAAAAATAATTTTGTACTCAATGTATTTGATGATTTAGAATATTTAACTAACTCTGAGTTTTTCAATAAGAATAAAAATACTTTATTTAAAATTGATCAATATGAACATTTAATTAGTAATGAAAAACAAAAATTGGATCCCATTAAAATTGATTATAATTCAAGTGCAAAATCTTATTTATCTTTAAAATCAATCAATAATGAATTATTTGATAATTTGTTTAATGATTCTTGCGAAAAAACTGACCAATATATTGAAAATGATATTATTGAACACAACATTGATATTGATTACAATCATTCAACAACTTTAAAATCTAATTCTAATTGTTCATCCAGATTATCTTATACAAATAGTGAAATAAGTGAAAATATTGAAAATAGATCGGTTACAGACTCTTTATCTAATACTGAAGAGAATAAATCAAACTTTGATAATGATGACGATAATAATGATGATGATGATGATGATGATGATAATAATTACGAGGATGATAGTAGTGACGATGATTTTGATGAAGAAGAAATAAATGTAACAATTAATAAATTTCCGGTTCAGGTTATTTGTATGGAAAATTGTGAAAATACTTTAGATGATTTAATATTGAATAGTAAATTGACAAATAATGAATGGTTTTCCGCGTTAATGCAAATAATAATGATATTAATTACTTACCAAAAAGTTTTTTCCTTTACTCATAATGATTTACACACCAATAATATAATGTATAATACAACCTCAAAAAAATTCATTACTTATCATTATAATAAAAAAACTTATAAAGTACCTACTTTTGGAAAGATTTTTAAAATAATTGATTTTGGAAGGAGTATTTATAAATACGAAGGAAAACTATTTTGTAGTGATAGTTTTCAAAATGGCAATGATGCTGCTAGTCAATATAATACAGAACCTTATTTTGATGAGAAAAAGCCACGTTTGGAACCAAATTTCAGCTTTGATTTATCACGTTTAGCTTGTTCTATTTTTGATTATTTGGTTGATGATTTAGATGAAATAAAAAATTTAGATGAAATTACCGATCCTGTAAAAAAGTTGATTGTTGAATGGTGTTTGGATGATAAAGGGGTCAATTTATTATATAAAAATAATGGAGATGAAAGGTACCCAGATTTTAAATTATACAAAATGATAGCAAGACATGTTCACAATCACATCCCTCAAGCTCAATTAGAACGACCAGAATTTAAACAATTTATAATAGAAGAAAGTCTAGATGTTCACAATAACGAAACTATTAAAAATCAAAATACTATTAAAATCAACATTGATAAAATACCTTCATTATTATAAATTATAACAACAAAGCTTAAATTATTATATTTTTTTGTAAGAATATAATAATAATATAAAATAAAATGAGCATTAATAATTATGGGTTTATAATGACAAGACACGTAAATTCTCAAACAACAAATAATTATTGGAATAATAGTATAAAATGTATTAGACGATTTTATCCAGATGTTAAAATAATAGTTATTGATGATAATAGTAATTATGATTTTGTAAAAGCTCAACATGAATATAAAAATGTTGAAATAATACAATCAGAATTCAAAGCTCGTGGTGAATTATTACCTTATTATTATTTTTATAAAAACAAATTTTTTGAAAATGCTTTTATTATACATGATAGCATTTTTATTCACAAAAAAATTAATTTTGATAAAATAAAAGAGATAGATGTTTTACCATTATGGCATTTTAATCCAGATAAAGAAAATGTAATAAATTCCTTGAAATTAGTATCAAATTTTAGAAATCACTATGCATTGTATAAACAATTAACATTAAGCGATACAATGGTACTTGGAAGAAAACCAGAATGGAATGGTTGTTTCGGTGTTCAAAGTTATATAAATCATAATTTTTTAGTAAGAATAGCAAATAAATATAATTTGTTTACTTTATTGAATAAAGTAACTTCACGACCAGATAGATGTTGTTTAGAAAGGATATTTGGCTTATTATTCAATTTAGAATCAGGTGTTACAAAAACTTACAAATCATTATTTGGTAATATACATGATTATAATGGTGCATTTGATTATACATATGATAAATATAATTATGATTTAACTATCAAAAAAAAATTACCTAAAAGTATTATCAAGGTATGGAGTGGGCGCTAATAGCAACTTTTCCACCTTTAGAAAAGGTGGATATTGATAAATTCAGTTCTCTCTCTTTGCGACAACAACCCCCACAAAAATTTAATCCTTGGTAATGTTCTCTTGTATATCTTATTTTTATAAAAAATTTCGTAAACGAATAATACTAATTTCTTATTTGTGTAATTAGACAAAATAAAATTACGTTTTAAAATATTTTTAAATTTTATCATTATAGAATCACGTATATAAACGTTAGAATTACAAAAATACACTAAATCATGTAATAAAATACTATAATTGTAATTAAACGCATACAAATTTTTTATAATATTGTAATCTTCTTGAAATGTTACAATATCTAAAAGAAGTGTTTTAGGTTTCACTTCATATGTATAAGGTATTATATAATTATTAACAAGTTCTTCTGGTATTGTTTTGAGATATTTTATATCTATTTGGTTAGTCATAAATATAATAAATAAATAACAAAATGTATTTATTATAATTTTTATTTAATACAAGTTACAAGTTTTGGATTGTATTTTAACATCACCAAAAAAATATGATATTTGGCTCCACCTTTTCTAAAGGTGGAAAAGGTGAATTAGAATTCAGGATTATTAGTAAAAACTGGTGTTGTTCCACCTGTTAATTTATCACCATTTTGCATAACTGGTTTCAGTTGTTCTAATATGAAATATCCAGAAACAACACTAAAATATACCAATAAGGCATCTCTTAGTAATAATTTCAATGGTTTACTATCTTTTTCAATATACCTCATTTCAATAAATTTCATAACTAAAAAAATGATTGAGATAACTGCTGCTATTATAAAAATATTATCCATTCTATCCTTATTATTAAAATACTAAAGCAGTTTCTTATTTTTGTTTAAACGCAAATTTTTATATTAGTTTCATTTCATAATTAAAAAATTCAAAGTCCTTTTTATAAAATTCGTTAACTAATTTTATGGAAGCATTATTCAAATAAGTATTATAGTTTTCTTTTTTAATATTTTGTTTATTTTTATGAAAAATGAAATTAAAATCGTTAAACCCATACTTTTTCAAATCCTCTGTTAAAGTTTCTGTTTTAAAAATAGTGATATTTGGAATAATTTTATTATTTTTGTCTATTAAAAATTCATATTGTGGTATGTTATGATTGTCGTGACTGTCTTCGTAAATATATTTTGTTATAACTTTATATACATCATCACTACTTGTATTTTCTTTTATCAAATCAAAATAAAATAAATCACTAATAATTCTGTCATAAGGGTTTCTTACGATTGTAATAATTTTCAAATCTTCATTAAAATCAACTTCTAGGGTATTTTTGTATTTACAGATTTTTTTATAAGTTAAATGTTGTAGTGATGATATTAACTTAAATTTTTCATACAAAATATGATTATATAGACCTGTAGAATATAATGTTTGTGTATTTGTTTTTTTTAAATATTGTTCCAAAGAAGTGCCTCCTGTTTTGGGTATATGAATAAATAAAAGATTTAAATCTTTATAATAAGGCATTTTTATAATATTTATATAAATAATAATAATATAAATATTATAAAATTATTTTATTATTATTTATTCTCTAATCTAAAAGTTCTATATCATCGATAATTAAATCTGGTAATGTTTCTAATTCTGGTTCGTTTATTACATGAACATCTAAAGCATCTAAATTTACCGATTCATCAAAAATTGTAATTTTTTGATTATTTGATTCGTCATCATCAGTTTCAAGTTTTCTTTGATTATATCTGAGTTCGCTAAGTTCTTCTAATCTCTCTATATTTTTTGGTGCATTTATCTTTTCTTCTTGATTAAATTGATCCTTTACTAAATCAATATCACTGAATGATAGTTTTGTATTTGTAGTATCTTTATTATTAATTAAATTAGATTCTTGGGTTTTTACAACACCATTTCCAATGGCATTTTCATTCATTTCCGTGTTATCATTTTTAATAGGTTCTTGAATATATTCCTCTTTGATTTCTTCTACAACATCTTCCTCCATAGTTTCATCCATATAAGCCTTTAATATTGATTCAACAGGAACACTTTCTCTCAATGAATTCAAAATGCATTCCTGAACAATCACTTCTAGTTCTCTATTGTATTTTTGTATTTGTAATGGAGCTACATTCAATTCAAATAAATATACATTTTTATATATTTTTCTTGCTACGTGAATATATACTTTATGAATAAAATCATCTAATTTGGGAATACTAATATCTATTTTTTTTTGTTTTTGACCAACTCTCATAACAGTTAATATTTTTAGTTGAATAATATGAACACATGTTATTAAATCTTCTAAATAAGAACATCCAGATTTTTCACAAATACGTTTTTTCTCATTTTCAATGATTGTTTGATTCCATTTTGGAACTCTTGTAATAAAATTTTGAAATGTCATTAAATATTTTTCCATTTCGTTGTTTTCTTTGCATAATTTAACTGCTTCATCTAATATTGATCTATAACCGTCAATAATTAAAGGTGTTAATATAGAAATTAACCGTGCACTCCATTCATTTCTACTTTCGTGAAGTGTTGAAATATTAAAATCATCCATAGTGTTATTACATAAAACTAATATTTTCTAGAGACAAATCTAAACTCAAAAATAAAAAATTTAAAATAAAAAGAATTAGTAGTTTTTCATTTCTAAATTCTTTTCTAACCTTATTATACGTTATCAATAATTCGTATTTTTTCTCATTAGTCATTTTATCTATTATTAATTTATTTGTTTCTAAAAGTTCTATAATATCCATTGCACTATAACTTTTTTCATATAATTTCAAAGAAAAATTGATTAATTCATTTAATGTTATTTTTTTTGTTTTTTCTGTTCCTGTTCCCATAGTTTTTTCTATAGATTTTTTTAACTTATCAAGATGTTGTGCCTTAAACTCATTCATTTTAAAAATTTCATTAATATTATATTTATATAAATTTATAATTTCCTTATTATACTCGGGCTCTGGAACATAGATTTCACAAAATCTAGATAAAATCGGTTTTAATAAATTGTATTTATCTTCAATAATAATAAAAAATCTTGTATTATGGCTAAATAATTCAATACATCTGCGTAACGCAGATTGTGCATCCATAGTTAATTTATCAGCGTTTAATAATATTATACTTTTAAAAATGTCACCACCATTTGAATTTATATGCGTTTTTGCAAAAAATTTTAATTCTTCACGTATAAATTTTATACCTTTTCCATGGGAACAATTAACATACATGACAAAATTTTTAATTTTGTCTTTATTATTTTCGTAAATAGTATGGATAAATTCATTTACAAGAGTTCTCTTACCACTACCAGATGGTCCATGAAAAATAATATTGGGGATCTTATGTATTTTATGAAAATAAGCTAGTTTTTCTTTTATTGTTTGATGTATATTCAATGTTGTCATTTTATTTTTTTTAATTAATAATACAATAGTAATATAAATATTGCATATTTTTTATATGATAATATAACTTAATTATATACTTATTATTAGCAGTCATGTCTATATATTTTATTAAATAAACTTAAAAACAACATACTATTAAAAATTATATAATAACATGTTACGTCGTGGATTATGCACTGTTAATAGAATGATTCAAAGTTCTGCCTTGAATGTTTTTGAAAAATCTTGTTATCATAAAATTGATTTTAAAATCAGCGAGGATGCATCTGTAAAAGATGCAGTAAATCGTTTTACTGCTTTTAATATTGGTTGTCTCGCTGTAACTGATAAAAATAATAAGGTGGTTGGTGTATGTTCAGAACGCGATTTTATCTCAAAAGTTGCACCTTATGAGAAAGATTTGAAAGAAACAAAGGTTAAAGAAATTTGTACATACACTCCTATTATTATTGCAAGAAAAGACGATTCATTAGAAACTTGTATGAACAAAATGATGTTCAAGGATATACGTCATTTACTTGTTGTTGACGACAAAAATGAAGAATTTATTGGTATGATTTCCATTAAAGATTTAATTAAAGAAATCATGAAGAAAAATGATGATGTTGTTACTAGATTAAGTGATTTCAAAATGGGAAAAGGTGCTTATTTTGGAAGTGAATAATTTATAAATATTAAATAATATTAATTTGAATAAAAATAAATATTATTTACTACAGATTATACTGCGTTTGTTAATGAAAATGTATATGGATTTGAACGGAATGCATCCAATATATCTGGTTGAATTCTATCACAACCAATGCATTCATTATAATATTGTGGAGCGCGTACAGCACCATAAGTTGTAACTGAAGGAGGCATTTGAGAAACATTGGAATATGCTGGGTTGACGCGACCATCTAATCTATCGCTATCACTTTTAATAGTGGTCAAATTCATTTGTTGATTAAAAAGTTGAGTACCTCCTTGGTTTGGTCTATTATCAATTGTAGAAGATTTGATGTCATTATTATGTTGCATATATGCGGCGTCATAACTCATATCACCATATTGGGTTGCTTGTCCACCAGCTGTCCCAATATAATCACAACTTGTTGTATCTCTCTGTGTTAAATCCATAGGCGTGTAATTATTAACATACAAACTCTCTTTTTGATTATTAATATTGAAATGTGGAGAATACAATGTAGTTTCTTTAATTGTAGTTGTCGTCGTATCATTTGGATTATTAACATATCCCTTAGGAACATATGGTGCAGCATCTCCATAAACTCTAACATTTCCCATAATTTCCTCTTTTCGCGATGGTCTTAAAACGTCCATAAAGGGAGCAATTACTGCACCAATAGCACTGCTGAATCCACTACGGTGTGTGTCTGGTTGTTTTAAAGTTGATCTGTGATTTGGAGTCATACCTTTGGTTAAACTTTCAATTCTTTTATCGCCATCTGTAATTGGACCACGTCCAACAGCTGTAGAACAATTAACATCTTTACCAGGAAGGTTCACTCTCTTACTTGGTTCAAAATTAGTAGGAGCTACAGTTGCTTGTCTATCTACTGCACCAGCAGGACCTAAATAATCAGATGCTATATCATTTCTTCTAATAACTCCCATTTCTTCAATTGGGCGTAATCGTTCACCCTTTTCTGCACCATTTGTGGTAAACCAACGATCCTGTGTATTAATAAAAAAAGTGTCAGGGCGCTGCTTTTCAACACGTCCTAAAAGACCCACATTTTTAATGGTTGATTCAGCCGGACCCTCATGGTTTGTTAATTCATATTCCAATTTTGGATTTGTTGCAACACGAAGCTGATCAACTGTATATGGTAACCATTTATCACGTGCTTCCATACCAGAATTAAAACCATTACTTCCATTTACACCATATCCTTGATCCAAACCGGGTCCAACATACAAGGAATCAAAAGGTTTCACATTATTATTTTTCATTGCAGGATATACACGTGATTGAAAAAAATCACTATTGTTTGGTGTACCATATGCCCAATTCATATTAGCTTCAGGTTTAAACAACGGAGCCTGTTCTATTTTTTTAATTGTTTGAGAACTATTACCTACCATATTGTCTAAAATCACCTCTGCGAATTTATTAGTAAAAGTATCACTTTTCACTTTACCTCCATTAAAAGGAACCATATTATTATGTTTAAATTGTTCTGTATCCAAATAATTACCTGTTAGTGAATAAATTTGTTGAGGATCACGTCCTACACTAATACCTTTTCTTACATTTTCTTCATAAACATTTTGATTAAAATACTTATCTGTTGCTGTATTTGGGTTTGCATAATTGTTTACAGTGTCAATCACTTGATTTATATTTTCTACAGGAAAATTTTGTGGTGGAATATTATTATTAGGTAAATAATTAACATTTCTTCCCATATTTACAAAAGCCTCTTGTTTTTGAGAATTTTTATTATAAGTAACTTGTTTTTTACTACTTTTATTATCATTGTTATTTTGATTTGATACTACATACATTCCACCTAATGCTATTAAAGGAATGGCTATTTCCATATTTTATATTTATATATAATAATTAATATTATTTTAAAATTATAATATATATTCATAATATTTCTTGTATTTTTATATATATTGACAAGAATCAGTATTACTGCAAATATTTGGTCCACCTACATAAGTACCTTTTATTAAATTAAAACTACCAGGTAAAAGGTTATTTGTTTCATTTATTACACAATCCCTCTTAGGAGTAAAATAATCTTTTTCTAAAATTCTTGTACTTAAATTTGTTTCAAAAGGAAAACATGTGTTTTCTTGTGGGTTTAATGGAGGATAATACCAATCAACTTGTTCTAAATCACGATACCACCAAGCTGGATTTGTCGCTCTTGATTGTTCTGTATATAAATTATTGCAAGTAGGATATTGTATAGGTTGATTTGGAACATTGTAATTTTGATAATTATCTTTTCCTAAACAATCTCTACTTAAAGGTTTATTTACACCCATTAAATCACTTTCCAAGTTAATTGTGTTTGTTCTAAGATTTGCACCCCATTTTTGAATAATAATTTGAGGATCTTCAATATAACATGGATGTGAACCATTTCCTGGTACATCCAAAATATATCTTCCAGGGCCAGTTGATTGTTGTAATTGTTTTTTTGTCCTACAAGGATCATAATAAAATCTTGTACAAGCCATAATTATATTACTATAAATATTATTATATTATAATAACATTTAATTAAAAAACAATATTATTATTTTAATTAAAATATAGTTTAAAAATATCAATATAGTATTACACTATAATAAAATGACGTCTCCTACATTATGTTTAAATATGATTGTCAAAAATGAAAGTAAAATTATCACAAGATTATTAACGTCTGTTTTACCTATAATAGACTGCTATTGTATTTGTGATACTGGGTCAACAGATAATACAATAGAATTAATTGAAACCTTTTTTAAAACAAGAAATATACCTGGTAAAATTGTGAATGAACCTTTTAAAAATTTTGCTCATAATAGAAATTTTGCATTAACTTCTTGTCTAGGTATGTCAGATTTTGTGTTATTATTAGATGCTGATATGATTTTAGATATTAAAGATTTTAAAAAAGATATGTTAAATAGTGCTGATACTTTTTACATACTTCAAGGCAACGATCAATTTTTTTATCAAAACGTTAGAATAGTTCGTAATAGTGGTTTATATAGTTATGCATGTGTTACACATGAATATATCAATACACCGTCAAATAATAGATGTAAATTAATTGAAAAAAATGATTTATTTATTATTGATATTGGGGATGGTGGCGCAAAAGGTGATAAATTTGAAAGAGATATCAAATTATTAACACAAGGATTAATTGATGAGCCTAATAATGAAAGGTATCATTTTTATTTGGCAAACAGTTATCATGATAACGGTCAATTTGAAAAAGCCATAGAATCATATCAAAAAAGAATTGATTGTGGTGGATGGTCTCAAGAAATATTTTATAGTTATTTTAAAATGGGGCATTGTTACAAAAATTTGGGTAAAATGAATGATGCTATTTGTTGTTGGTTATTAAGTATAGAAACTTTACCTGAAAGACTTGAAACAGTATATGAAATTATGAATCACTATAGAAATATAGGTAGAAATAAATTAGTTGGTCATTTTTATAGAATTGCAAAAGAAATATTAGACAAGAAACTATTTCGCGACGATCATCTATTTTTACATAATGATGTTTATACACATAAAATATATTACGAATTTTCAATTGCCGCATATTACCTTGGAATAAAAAATATAAATGATGAAATAGTGGAAATCTTTAATCATTCAATGGATGGTAATATTAATAATAATTTATTTCAAAACTTGAAATTTTATAAAGATATTTTGGTTCCTACTCACATTTATCTTTTTGACAAAAAAATAAATACTGAAATAAATGGTGATAATATAGAATTTTTATCCTCTTCTAGTTGTTTGATTCACAAAAATACAAAAAACACTATTTGTCAAAAGGAAACTAAATACTTAATGAATATGCGTTATGTTAATTATTATATTACAGAAAATGGTAGTTATATTAACTGCGAAAAAAACATTATTACTGCTAATAAATTTGTTGAGTTAGATAAAGATTTTAAAATTATCAACGTAAAATGTTTTGATATTGATTTTGATGGTAGACAATATATCGGTACAGAAGATATCAAAATTTTTAACGATGTGAATAGTGACGACATTTTGTTTATTGGTACAGGATTACACCAAAATTATTTTTTAGGTGTTGTATCAGGTAAATATGATATTAATAGTAATAAATTATTACCTATTGAAATCACGCAAAATTTTACTCAATCACACTGTGAAAAAAATTGGGTTTATGTTGATTACAATAACTCTACCCATATTATTTATAAATGGCATCCATTGCAAATATGTAAATTAGACGAAGACACTAAAACTATTAATGTTGTTAAAAATATTGATATGCCTAAAATTTTTTCTCATGCTCGTGGATCAAGTTGTGGTTTCAAATATAGTAAACAAATGGTAAATAATAACGGTAATATTACTATTAGTTATGAAGAAAACGAATTATGGTTTGTTCTTCATATTGTATCTTATGAAAGTCCAAGGCACTATTACCATATTATTGCGGTTTTTGATGAAAATATGCAATTACTGAGATATTCTGCGCCTTTTAAATTTGAAGGAGAGCCAATTGAATATTGTTTGAGTGTTGTTGTGGAAGATGAGCGTGTTTTATTGAATTATAGTACTTGGGACAGAACAACCAAAATTGGTGTATATAATAAAAATTATATTGAAGGTTTATTGAAATATAGAGCTAACAAATAAATTTTATCAAATAACATTTTTTATTATAATGAATTTTCATTATAATAAAAGTTAAAATAAGTCAAAATAACTCAAAATAACTTTATTTTGGGTCATTTTGGGTTTTAACCTAATTGAATAGAAGACATTCTAATAGTTGAATAATTTGGTGTATTGCCATCTGTTGATACTCTTACAGCATAATAGACACCCGTTGCGCCGTTTGGTGTTGTAACTGTATCTATCGCTTGCATATTTACAGTAAATGCATTTACTGGAGTAGGATCACCTCCTGGCCCACTAGTACTCAATGTCCATAAAGATGTGTTCAAGTATTTTATATAATTTTTTGCATCCGATGGATATTGAACATCACCACTATCTTCTGTAGCATAAGGACCAGTTACATATACTTTATTAGCTAAATTTAATGCAGGATTTGAAGATGAAATATTAAATCCTGTCATACCTACAAAATTTCTCATAATTGTAGCGGATAAATTATTGATACTAGATGATGGTAATGGTACATATGTTTGGAAAGATACGTTGATTATATTGGTTTGATTATTTTTTGTATTTACAAGCAAATTAGCATTATCTAAGAAATAAGCTGTTCCTCCCGTATTTACACTAGGATTTAAATAAGATGGACCTGAAAATCCTGAAAAACCAGCTACAGTTAAAATTACATTAGGAGTTCCAGTTGGTCCTTGTTGTCCAGTGAAACCTTGAGGGCCTGTTGGGCCTGTTATTGTACTTGGAGTACCAGTTGGACCTGTGAAACCAGTGAACCCTTGTGGGCCTTGGACTCCTGTTGGTCCGGTGAAACCTTGATGACCTGTGAAACCTGTTGATCCTTGAGGACCGGTTGGTCCATATTGGTTAGTAATCAAAGAATAAACAGGACCAGTTGGACCGCTTATTCCGTTTACTTGTGCATATAAATCAGTAGGAACAAAACCATTTGTACCTTGATATCCTGTTCCAATTATCTGCCATCCTCCAACAGCTTGGTCAACATTAATTTCAGGTCCCACATTGATAAACGGACTTGCAAAACCATATTGTGTATAAACTATTCCTTGTAAATCTGAGCCAATTGTAGCTACATTTTTTGCACCTGCAGGTCCTTGAATATTGATTGTTCCTGGACCCACGTATAAATCTCGCCAAGATGCACCACTAGCTCCTAGTGTATATGTATTTGTAGTATCAGGAAGTATATTTGAATTGACAATTAATGCGTTACCAGTTGTTCCAGTAAATGGTATTGAAGAAGACGATAATTTTACGTCGCCTATATAAACTGATCCTGTACCCACATATAATTCTTTCCATTTATATTCTGTAGTTCCTAACGAATAAGTTTCATTACTTAAAGGAATGATACTTCCCTGTGCTCCAACATTGATGCCTTGTGCACCGTAACTAGTTGTATCCATAATGCGTAAAACATTGTTATAGTATACATTATTGACATTATTTGGATCGACAACAAGAACTGAACCAGTGCTACTTCCTATTATATTGAGTGTTGGACCTGTTGGTCCTGTGAAACCAGTGAAACCTTGAGGTCCTTGCACTCCAGTTGGTCCAGTAAATCCAGTATCTCCTTGAGGTCCAGTTGGTCCAGTAAATCCAGTATCACCTTGAGGACCTGTTGGTCCAGTAAATCCAGTATCACCTTGAGGACCTGTAAATCCAGTATCACCTTGAGGTCCTGTAAATCCAGTATCTCCTTGAGGTCCTGTTGGTCCAGTAAAACCAGTATCTCCTTGAGGACCTGTAAATCCAGTATCACCTTGAGGTCCTGTAAATCCAGTATCTCCTTGAGGTCCTGTTGGTCCAGTAAAACCAGTATCTCCTTGAGGACCTGTAAATCCAGTATCACCTTGAGGACCTGTAAATCCAGTATCACCTTGAGGACCTGTAAATCCAGTATCTCCTTGAGGTCCTGTTGGTCCAGTAAAACCAGTATCTCCTTGAGGACCTGTAAATCCAGTATCACCTTGAGGTCCTGTAAATCCAGTATCACCTTGA